TCGCATAACAGTCTTGTTCTCTCTGTAATCCTGGCCACTGACAATTTGCGCCTCTCGATTTGAATATAAATCTGAACAAATAAGCAAGCAGGCAGCCTTGATTTTATATGGCACTAAAGCGGCGGTCGTCCACCCGGCCTGAAACACGATCTTGATTGACTTCGTAGGCCAGTGCGTAAATGACGGCCAGGTTTCCCCATACGGTAGAACGATAAAACCGCATCCCTCCCCGTTAGTCTCTATGAGATAGTCGGTTGTCAGTGTCATGGTGGTTGTGTCTTTATTGCTGTCACTATCCACCTCATCATAAGTTATCGCCAAGGATGTGGTTTGCAGGTTCCCGAATGGGAGCTTAATCCTGTTCCCGTCCGGCCACGCGTTAAGGTAATATTCCCAGGTTGCCGTCAATAACGTCCGTCTGGTAATGTCCTCAACGTAGTCTCGGGCTGATTTTATGGCATCGTTTAGCAGGTCGTCTTCAATAGAGGTCGCGGTTAGCCGTATTACCGTTGTGGTAAATTCGCACGTTGCCAGAAGCACCTTTGCAACCGTCCTGATATATTGCTTTACTCCGGTATATTCGATTTCTTGAACTGCATTGTCATTGGCCGTTGTTACCTGTGTAAAGGCTCCGGTTGGCCAGTCGGTATAGGTCACATCGTCGTCTGACTCCTGAATCTTACAGTCTACCGTTCCTGTGGCTCCATTGGTCCCGGAGTTGAGAATGACAAGGGCCGTATATCCCAACACGTCGATTCCTGTCCCGACATGCGTAGTATAATTGGCCGCTATTGCGTACACGTCCGGCACAAGGCTTTGACTTTCGTCTACATTATCGGCAAACGACCCCGAATCCAGACGTAAATGGAGCTTGAGAGATGCCAACGAAATAGGGTAAAGAGTCGACGCTGTATTTAAAATCAATTGCATAGTTTTAAACTCCCCCGGTGTTAAGTGCCAAGCAGGCCGCCGGGAGATCGGCTTTTCGGGTTTCCCCTATCCTGGCACAAGTGATTATTCACACTCTCTATGGGGTGTACTCTTCCCAAAGCCAACTGAACATGAACGTCCCGTCATTGATAGCCGAGGCGTAAGGCGATGCGTGATAACCTGGGGGTATAATGAGCGAACCTTCCAGGTCAAAATACATTCCATCCGTTAGCCCGGTCGTCACGGCGCCGGTGTGCCATGAACCAAAAACCTGATCTAAAACCGGGGCCTCAGTGAATACAACAGCGCTGTCAACGTTTGCCACGGATGCGACCCCCCCGAGCAGTCTGTTTTTGGGAACAATCACCTTTGTCGCCGCTCCTACACCTCCGCCGGTCATGATGCCCATCATACAATTTGCCGTAGGTACTGCAATCAAAGCCGCAATACCAATGCCAAGGATGGCAAAGTTCTTGCCGCTACCGGTCGGATTACAAAGTGCAAGACCGGTGTAAGTGGCCGCCATACCCGCCGTAACATTCACCACGGCCTGATTTGCCACTGAATAGACACGCCCCTCTTCCGTTGCTACGCGATACTTCCCGCCCTGGGATATAATCAACTCCCCGTTGGAATCTACCAACACAGGTTTTCCGACTCCTGCTGCTGTTTTTCCGTACATAATAAGTCTCCTTATGGATTAATTGTTATGGTCTGAGATCTTCGGCCCATCCACCGTTGTGGTAAACGTACTTTACCCCGGTATCGACGGCATGAAAGGTTGCGCCTTCGGGTGGATCTTCGATAGTCACTTGGTCACCCTCTTGGCCCTGCCATTTGTTCCCCATTACTCCAACCGCGCAAACTGTCATGATAAAATCTCCATTTATGGACCGCCATAAAGACGGCCCATGGGGTTAAGGGTTTAGGCGATTGCCACTACCACCGGATAATCAACATTGATTCCCGAACCGGCTGCGTAAGAAAATTTATTTCCTGCCGCACGCGATGTATTGCAAACAATACCGCCAACACCGGCTACTCCATCCGCAGCATCCGAATATAACCTATTATTGGTTACATACCAAAGATCGGATAATTCGTTGATGGTCAATGCTACTGCATGGATGCGATTTTCAAGAATCTCGCCGTTATATCCACCTGTAGCCGCAACAACATGGATGCCCTCGGTTGCACGAATGAAATTATCTCTGATAACCATGTCGTGTTGGCCGGTTCCTTCAACCTTGATACCTTCAGCAAAGATTCCGGTTCCGATAGCACCGGCATGTTCCAAGATCCGGCAACCGACCATCTTAAAGGCGCGATTATCATCGGCAAGCCGAATACAATGGGTAGAACCTGCGACATTCGGCCAGAATAGATTGCCATAAAACTCGACCGCCATGTGATCGGTTGTGAGTTTTATAAGCTCGTCCGTGTCACTGTTCATCCATCCAACATTGAAGAATCTTGTTCCGTAGGCTTTAGTGGCTATGATATGCGTTCCGGTAATTCTTGGCATGGCTTCAACATCGAAACCAACGCCTATGACATCACATTTTTCCGGGAACACTGTCAGATCCTCGGTAATTTCCTGATCACCCATAACAAAAATCCGGTTTCGCCGCGCCCACCATCTATTGGCAGTAAGGCCAATACTGGTATTGCTTGCCGCAATCGCTTCGGCAAGGGTCAGGTAGGGATCATTAATCGACCCGCTACCGGTCGCTGAAACATTCCCATCAACAAAATAATCAGAGGCCCCGGTGGGGTTTCCACTCATCACGCTTCCGCCCGGTTCAACAAGAATCTGCCCACCACTGGCGACAACAAAGGTGTCGCCTCCCTGTTTTCGATAAACTTTTGGTTGATAACTCGTGTCTGCCATTTTAATTTCCTCCGTTGATCCGTTGGTTACAGCGAGCGAGGCCGGATCACCCCACCCGCCTACCCTACTTAAAGGGACGGTTGATTAATCTACAGGCGCATCCAAGGGATGACCCTTGACAACAATAATCCCTAACGGGGGATCGGTGGTTCCGGTCACGGTGCCGATCAATTGCAGATATCGCTTCCCGCCGACATATCCGATCTTCGACAGGGTATTGTCCTCGGTGTTGACGTTATCAATGGTCAACACGACGCCGCTTGCGACGGTAAGATCCAACATATCCGCAGTTGTAACAACTGCATACGTTGACGCATCGTTACTGTCCCATAGGACAAAAGTGATCTTATGACTGGCGGACATGCTGGCATCAATTCCGCAATGAATCAGTATGCAGCAGGAACCAAAACCGGCAAGGTCAACATCCGTGATGGTCTGCGTAGTTGAAACCGCAATCGGGTCCAACATAGATGCTACTTCGATGTTGTTATAAAGATCTTTCATTCCCATTATTTTTACCTCCTTAAATCGTTTTTAAAACGGGGGTATATTTCAACCCCCGGTTAAGATTACGTTGCAGCTATTTTCATCGCCTTTATAGCCTCGTACATAATTATACCGGCCCCCACTTTTTTGGTCGTGTAAAATAACACGAAAGGTTTGCTGGTATACGGATCTCTGAGCACCCTCGTCCCGATGCGGTCAATAATCATGTATGCCCGTTTGAAATTGGCAAACCAGATGGGATACGCACCGGCTCCGATATCAGCAACATTATCGTCAATCTCAATCCTCTTTCCCAGGAGGGTATCGGGTGCGCCCTGCTCAAGCCCTGGCCGCCACATATAGTTCCCGTCACCATCCTTGAATTTACGGATCACCGCAAACGTGGTATCGTTCATCAGCCAGGCCGCATCATATCGGTAAACCGACTTCAAGGCGTGCTGAAGGTCAACCAGCTTATCTGCATTGTTCAGCAAAGTAGCATGGGCGCCGGGGACATATCCAACTTTACCCCAAGCATAAGAGGCATTTGTTACCGTTGAATAGGCCTCAAGTCCCTTTGGTTCCCCAACGCCATCGCCGTCAATGAAAGCGGCTCCTTCTTCCTCGTTGAACTCAATGGAGATCTCATCAGCAAGCCACTCGGCAATATTAATTGCAGAATCGTCAAGGAGAGATTGAGTAGCCGCAGGCATCGCATACAGTTCTTTTGTGTTGATTGCGATTTCTGCGAGTGTCGGGGTATCAGTTTCAGCTCTGCTGGCCTTTTCCGCAACCCATCCCGAGGATGAACCTCCTTTGTTTACCAGCTTTTTGTAAGTATCGGTCGATATCGACTTGACATTACAAAGCCTCCGCATAGCCGACACGGTAAGCGCTACCCTGTCAATGGTCGCGTCCACCTCTTCGGGTACGGTAAATCCACCATCAGGGTCAGATAGTGTTGAAAGATTCGCCTGTACTGCCAAGTCCTGAAGCCCATTGTCAACGCCTTTACGGAAAAACTTATTGAAAGCTGTTGAATATTCCGCTTTGGCTTTGTCAATTTCAGAATTCCCGCCGCCCGGCAATCCACCTTTTGCAATCGCTGTTTCAAGGGCTTCAAGCTGCGCTTTCATAGCCGCCATTTCACCAAGATCCTTGTTGATTTTGTCGACCTTATCAACTAAGATCGGATCTGCATGATCCTTTGCCTCGATCTCTTTCATCCTCGTATCGTTCTCAGTCTTAAACTGTTCAAAAGCTTTGCCGAGATCGGTAATAAGTTTTTTCAATTCATCGCCCATTTCATTTACCTCCTGTCATATTTACAATAATGGTTTTTAGATTATCCGCAATCTCAGCGTCCCACTGATTAGCATCGTCTACTTCATCCTTTTTCGGCTCAAGAGGCGTTTCACTGCATCCCGCAGCTTTCGCTTTGGCAAATTTACGGCTTGCGCCTGCATCCCGCAGGGCCTGCTCGATTTCTCTTATTGTTAATTCCCGGCCCCCTTCTGGTTGGACCGTCAAAATATCTTCAGGGGCATTGGCGAACATCGACAAATCAAACTCAGCCTTTGCCGCCTTACCTGATTTAAGGATTTCGTCTATGAAACCTTTTTCCTTCATTTTCTTGGCGTTCATATAGGTGCCATTCCCTTTGGGGCCTGTCATTATGGACCGGATCTCTTTCTTTCCGAGCTTTGTTTTGTCGGTATAGGCACCAACAATGTTTTCGTCAATCTGGCCTAAAATATCTGCGAACTCAATAAGCTCTTCTTTATTCCCTGCTATGAACACCCATGAATTATGAATCATCATCATGGTGTTGGAATATGCCTGAACCTTCTTTCCACCCATAGCCAAAACAGAGGCAATGGACGCAGCCAGGCTTTCAATGCGAACCGTTACTCCGCCAGGATGGTTAGCAAAGGCATTCAGAAGTGCCATACCATCCCAGACATCACCGCCAGGGGAGTTTATACGGGCAAGGATCGGAGTGTGTTTAATATCGGCCATTATCCTTACAAGTTCGCCTGCATCGTTGTACGGCCATCCTATGTAATCGTAGATGAACAATTCAACCTCATCTTCGTCAAGATTCTTGATTGAATACCAATCCGGCTTGTCGAGAGATTTATTCCAGTATTCAGCGATTATCTTTGCTGTTTTCTCGTTTCGATAGGA